AGGCGGAGCGGTTCGACGTGCCTCTTTACCTGCACCCGCCCGCCGCGCCGCAGCAGGCCGAGCCGGTGGCGCAAATCGGCTGGGCGGATGAGTTCGGGAACCTGTTCCCGATGGGCGCTTGGAAGCCCGCGCAGCGCACGCACCACGACTCGCACAAGACGGCATGGCGCCCCGTCTTTCTGCACCCGCCCGCCGCCGAAGTGCAGCAGGCCGAGCCGGTGGGCGACTTTCAACGAAGCGCACCCGGGAAAATCTGGATGAATCTCGGCAACGATGGCATGGACGAGATCGAATACCCAACGTGGGATGCGCTCGTGCGCGCCGATGAAAACATCACATGGTCCGAAGACAGGATCGACGCTACCGACATCCCTTATGTGCGCGCCGATCTTGCGCACCCGCCAGCCGCCGAAGTGCAGAGGTTGCGGGATGCGGCTAAGAGGGTCACCGCCGCACAGTCTGGCAGCGCGTTCGCGATCAACGAGAGCATCAACGCGTTGCGCAGTGCGCTGGAAAGGGGTGAGTGATGATCGATACAGCAGACCATGTTTTTCACGCTCCGACTGGTGAGACTTGGGTGGTCAAGTATGTGCGCGGCGATAACTTGGCGTGGTGCGGATGGCCCCCCGGCGAGGCGAAGCTGGGCGATTGCACGCTTGTCAAAAAGGCGTCGAGTGTCGAGCGCGAAAGTCTGCTCCGTGAGATGGAGGGGAAGTGATGGCAGACGCTACTTTGAAGCTGACCATAGACGCCAAGCCGGCGATTGAAGCTATAGCCGAAGTGCAAGAGCTAATCCGCGCCAACGACGCACTACGGATTGCGGCGCGAGCGGCTCTTGATGAATACGGCCGATTGGAATGGATGGCGGATCACGGCTGGCTTGAAGTCGAGATGCACAAACTGCGCAGCGCGCTGGAAGGGGGCGAATGATGTTGACGTTATTTCTTCTCGGCTTGATGTGGCTGGGTTTCGTTGCCTTGACGGGGAAATTCTGATGGACGACGCAAAGAACGGCTATCAAGCAACGCCACCCAAAACGCTTGAGCAGCAGATGATGGACGCGTGCGCGCCTAAGAACGAACGCGAGTGGTGGGCGTTTGCCGAGATTGGTCGCCTGCGCGCCGAGGTCGAGGTGCTGCGGGCTGATGCGGATGACGCTGCGCGGTATCGATACGTCCGAGACCTTGGTGATCCGCAGTGGTTCGCGCAGTTGCTTGAGCAGCGCGACAACTTTGAAGTTGACGCAGCCATCGACGCCGCCATTAAATCGGGGTTGAAATGATTACGATGACTAACAGTCGGTTGGCCAGATTTATGTCGTTAGTCGAAGTTGATGAGATCACTAACTGCTGGATGTGGAAGGGGTCACTTCGCAGCGGTTACGGGGTTCTATCGGTAAAGGTCGGCGAAAAGTGGCGAGGGGTTCGAACTCATAGGCTGTCGTTCTCGCACTTCAAGGGCGACCCAGCGGGAATGTTTGTATGCCATCAATGCGACCGCCGAGCTTGCGTAAATCCTGAGCATTTATTTTTAGGGACCCCCAAAGACAACTCAGTTGATGCCGCTCAGAAAGGGCGCGTGTACAAAGGTGGCGCGACCGTCCCGTGGACGCGCACTAAGACGCATTGTGTTCGCGGCCACATGCTAGCCGGGAACAACCTTAGCGCCTATTCAAAGCGCCGAGTCTGCCTTTCTTGCATGAGGCTGAAGAATCGCGAGAGGGCGCGTGCGGCGCAGGGGGAGCGGGGATGACGCCTCTTTATATTTTCGATCTCGACGGCACGCTGGCGCTGATCGACCACCGCCGCCATTTCCTCGACGACCAGGCTGATCCGAAGCGATGGCAAAAGTTTTTTGCGGCTTGCGTTGACGATCAGCCAAATGAGCCAGTCATCCGCACGCTGCAAGCTCTGCGCCGATCTGGCGCGGAGTGTTGGATCTGGTCGGGCCGTAGCGATGAGGTCCGTTCGCAAACCGTCGAATGGCTGTGCCGTCATGGGTGCTTTGGCAAGCCGAGCAATACGCTGCCGTGGTGGCCGTTTGGAGCGCCGGAACGCTTTCGCATGCGCAGGGCGGGAGACTTCACTCCGGACGACGTACTCAAGCGCGGATGGCTTTCCGAGATTGAGCCGCCGGAATATGCGCGACTGACAGGGGTGTTCGACGATCGCGACAAGGTTGTCGCCATGTGGCGCGCGGCCGGCGTGCCGTGCTTCCAAGTTGCCCCGGGGGAGTTCTGATGCCCGCTAAGCGCAGCCCGTGGTTTAACGCCCGCGCGGAGCCGCCGGTGAATGGCGGCGCTGACGCGCTGTACGAGCATCGGTGCCTTGACTACCCATCATTAGGCATTACGCGCGAACGCAAACGAACGATTTTGTTTTGGGCGTGTCGTGAAAATTGCAATCAGTGCCAATGGCGTGGCCTGTTGAAGGAGAAGAAATGAAAATACCGACCGACTTCGAAGCCGCCCTGGCGGAGCTGAGCGAGGCGACGCAGCGCTACAACGAGCTGACCAAGGTTGCCAACGATGCTCGTATGGCGCAGACGGCGGCCAGCAACCGCCTGAACACGGCGCAGAAGAAGTTCGACGAACTCGTTCGCGAGCTGAAGGCCGCTGCGCCACGTAGCAGTGATTGGAATAGACCTAAGGAGGAACGGTAATGAACGCGATCTCAACCGCAGGCGTACTTGCCCTGCTCGGCGTGATCGTGGCGTGTCTTGCAGGGGTGTGCATGGTCGATGGGCGCAAGCGCATCGCCATTGTCTTGGCGGTACTCGCCGCGATACACATCGCACCGCTGGTTGTTTTGTTGTGGGTCACGCTCGTTTTTGGCGGACGGGAGGTTTGATATGACCGAGTGCGTATGCGACTGGGATCCAGCGGAGGTCTACTGCAAGACGACGGTCGTCGCGCGCAAGCGCCATTCCTGCTCCGAGTGTTTCGGCTGGATCGAACCGGGCGAGAGCTACGAACGCGTGTGGGGCAAGTGGGACGGATCGCAAGACACTTTCAAGACGTGCCCGGACTGCCTCGCGCTGCGCGAATGGACGAAAGCGCACGTGCCGTGCTTTTGCTGGCAGCACGGGTCCTTGAGAGACGACGCTCGCGAGGTGATCACCGACGTGTGCGAGCGCAACGACGTGCCGGGCATGTGGTTTGAGTTCGGTCGACTGATGATCAAAGGGGCCCGGCGAGGCCGGGCGCGACGAAATGAACTTATGGGGGTGTAGATATGAAATGGGTATTCCCAATCTTCGTAGGCCTCGTCCTGGCCGCCATCATCATGTCGTTCTACTGGGCGATGACTGACGTGTCTTCAGCGACCCGTGCGTGTGCAGAGCGCGGCGGCGTGCCCCTAATGGGCTACAACGGGTGGGTGTGTCTTGCACCGGGAGCGATGCGATGAAGTGGACGTTCATCTTCGTCCTGGCCTTAGGGTTTCTGTGCTCCCTGGTGGCCACCTCGATCTACTTGTTGGACAAGCACTTGCAAGAGCAGGAAACGTCCTGCGCGGCCCGTGGCGGAGTTCCTGTTGAGGGGTATTTCAAACGATACTGTTTCGCAAAGGAGGCGATGAAATGACACCCTTCTGCTCCCTGTGCGGCAAGCTGTTGTTCAAGCCCGGCGGGTACGAGGTGTGGCAGTGCACGATCGAGCGCTTTGAGGTCAAGCAGAATCTGGTAGGCGATGTCGGCCGCGTGCCGAACATGCCGCCGGTGACCGTCGTTTCCTGCAGCGACTGCGCAGTCAAACACCGGAGCGCGGTGGCCGTGCTGGCCACCCGGGGCACTGCAAAACCTTGACTGTTCCAAAAAAGAAAGGTCTAATATGCCAATGAACATCGAACCTCTCAGGAAGAAACTCGCCCGGCTCAAGAAGCGTTGGCCGGAACTGGCTGCGACAGCCGAGATCAGCGCCTCGACGATCCGTCGGGTGGCTGAGACCGAGGGCTACATGCCCTCGTTGCGAACGCTCGAGGCGCTGACCGCGGGGATCAAAGCCCTGCCGAAACCTTGAACCCTCACGGGTTCCCCGCAGCGTGGCTGCGCATCAGGAAGCTGCCTGCATGTCTGCGGGAAGACGAGACCGTGCTCATGATGGTCCGCTGGCTAGGCAAACGGATGTATGACGCCGGATGGCGTGCTGCGATGAAGGAGCTGAATGGTCAAGGTCAACGCAATGTCGTTCGCCAAGATGATGCGCCTGCTGCTGGAGGGCCCACACACGGCGCATGAGTTGGCAGAAGAGACAGGGCTGTTCAAGCGGACGGTCTACGAAAGCATGCACGCGCTTGAGAAAGAGAAGGTCGTCCACGTAAGCGCCTGGGAGAAAGATGCGCGGGGTGCTGACCATACGCCGGTCTACAAAATGGGCCCAGGCAAGCGCGCAGTTCGAAGTAAGATGACGGGTGCCGAGAGGCAGGCAAAAAGCCGGGCGAAGAAACGCGCTTTGCTCGAGATCCAGATGTTTGCAGGACCAACTTTAGAGGTGACCCATGAGTGATGGAAAAGAGCAGTACGCCGACAGCGCCTTCAACAAAGCGGCCGAGGCCGCGGTTGAGGAGTACAAGAAGAAGCACTACGAGACGTGGCACATGGGCGCCGATCTTGGTGCACCTGAAGGCGACAGAACCGCAATTCACGCGATGCAAGAAGCAGAGGTCGACAAGCTCGAGAGTCGCCAGTACGACTACCTGCGCAACTGGCAAGGCGACACCAACACCTGGGTCGCGCCGAACGACTATCGCGCCTGGACCGCACCTCGCAACCAATACGAACCGCTGTTCCCCCCAGGTGCTGCGCTCAACGGCCTGCCGAGCACGAGTGGCACCATGATGGGCCGTAGCACGATCCCTGCACCCCCGCAGCAACACCCGAAAGAGCGTGACCCCAACGGACTGGACCCGCATGCTCCTGGCGCCAAACTGGACGCCGGCAAGACGCCGCTGCGCCGCGGCGCGCTGGAGCAGTTCCCTCGGGCGCTGATGGCGGTGGCCGACGTATCTGCGTACGGCGCTGCCAAGTACACCTGGGGCGGCTGGCAGACGGTCCCTGACGGGGTGCAGCGCTACCTCGATGCGGGCGCGCGCCACGCGGCGCTGCGCGCCATGGGCGAGAGCTACGACAAGGAGAGCGGACTGCTGCATCTGGCGCAGGAAGCGTGGAACATCCTGGCAGCGCTCGAGCTGGCGATGCGATCGGACAAACTCGGAATTTGAGCCGGGCATGGTAGCCCGCCGCGGGGGGCATGGCAGATGTGAATCCGTAGTGGTCGCACGACGTCCCGGCACTCATCGTGTTGCGTCGTGCACCTCGTAGCCGCGAACAGAGGGGGCGCGGAATCTGCCTTTCCCCCTCACCACTATTCTAGGAGCACCCATGGCAGCCACGCCCGAAAAGAACGTCAAGAAGCGCATCCGAAAGATCCTCGAAGACGCCAAGGCGTACTTCGCCATGCCCATGGGTACAGGCTACGGCAACAGCGGCGTGCCCGACTTCCTCGTCTGCCACAACGGGCACTTCATCGGCATCGAAGCCAAGGCCGGCGACGGCAAGACGACAGCGCTGCAGGACATGAACCTGCAGAAGATCCGCGATGCCGGCGGCAAGGCGCTCGTGGTGAACGAGCACAACCTCTCCGAACTTCAGGAGCTGCTTGATGGAAAAGACTGACGTTCAGCGGGTGGAGCAGATGATGCGGATCATGAAAGAGCCGGAGAACCGCGCTGCCATGCAGGAGGCAGTCGACTTCGTCATGGACATGTTCGACCCGGACTCGCCCGTCATCGGCATCCTCATCAGCGTGGGGCCTGTGGGCAACGGCAACGACGGTCGTGGTGAGGCCAAGATGCTGCCGATCGCCATGGAGTACTCCGAGATGGTGAGCATCCTGATGCAGACCGCCAACACCCTGTACAAGAACGCAACGGCCGACGCGCCAGCGCGCAGCCAATTCAACTGAGGAAAACCATGGCCGCACCGTTTAAAAGAATTTTGGTTTTGGATGCCGAGTCGGCCTGGGACAGCAAGGAGTACACGCTGTCCAAGATGACCACCGAAGAGTACGTCCGCGACCCCAGGTTCAAGGCCTGGGGTTTCTGTTTCAAGTGGCTGGGCGACCCCGGCAAAGCCCGCTGGGTGGGCGCTGCGCATCTGCAGGAGTACCTGAACAGAATCGACTGGAGCACGACAGCCATCCTGGCCCAGAACACCATGTTCGATGGCGCCATCCTGCACTGGCACTACGGCGTGAAGCCGTGCTTCTACTTCGACACGCTCTCCATGGGCCGGGCAGTGCGGGGTGTTGAGCGCGGCAACAGCTTGGCCAAGATGGCTGAGGATTACGGCCTGCCGGCCAAGGGCCGGGCGGTGCACAGCACCGACGGCATGTTGGACACGCTGACCTACGAGATCGAGCACGAGCTGGCCGAGTACTGCAAGCACGACGTGTTCCTGTGCGAGGAGATCTTCAAGCGCCTTGTGATGTTCGAGCGTGAGGCGTGCGGCCTGGACTACCCGCTGGCGGACATGTCCGCCTGGAAGTACCCCATCAAAGAGCTGCGCCTGATCGACATGACGCTGCGCATGTTCGTTGAGCCCACGATCGAGCTGGACGCCGACATGCTGGCCGACGCGCTGCACGAGGAGAAGGAAACCCGCGAGGCGCTGTTGAAGCGCCTGGACATCACCGACGGGATCCTGGCCAGCACGCCGCAGTTCGCTGAACTCCTGCGCTCGATCGGCGTGGAGCCCCCGATGAAGAAGAGCCCAGCAACCGGACTGCCGATCCCGGCGCTGGCCAAGAACGATGCCATGTTCCAGGCGCTGTTGAACGGTGAGGACGAGAACGTCGCGCTGCTGTGCGAGGCGCGCCTGAAGGTCAAGAGCACGACCGAGCGCACGCGTGCGCAGCGCTTCCTCGACATCAGTTCGAGAGGCCCACTCCCAATTCCGCTGGCGTACTACGGGGCGCATTCGGGAAGGTGGTCTGCGGCTCGAGGCAGCGCCATCAACATGCAGAACCTCAAGCGTGGGTCGTTCCTGCGCAAGGCGTTGATGGCGCCTGAGGGGTATGTGTTCGTAGTTGGTGACCTGTCTCAGATCGAACCTCGGGTGCTGGCGCATTTCGCAGACTACGAGGAGATGCTTGACGTCTTTCGTGCCGGCGGCGACCCGTACGCCACGTTCGGCGAGACGATGTTCAACATCCCAGGGTTGACTAAAGAGACACACCCTCTGCACAGACAGTCTGCAAAAAGCGCCTTACTCGGCGCAGGGTTCTCTTTGGGTTGGGCCTCATTCGCAGCGCAGCTGCTGGTGGGCTTTCTGGGCGCGCCGCCCGTGCGCTACGGCAAGGAGTTCGCCAAGCAGCTGGGCATCTACCGCGGCTACATCGAGCGCTTCCTAGACTGGACGCCGAACGTTCTGGCGATGGGCGAGATCGCGCACAGCTGCACGCCCCAGGAGCTGTTGATCCACTGCGTGGTGGCCCACAAGATCATCCAGCTGTATCGCGCGGCCGCGCACCCGGTGGTGGGCCTGTGGGAACTGTTCAAGCAGCTGATCCCCAAGGCGCTGGCCGACGGCGAAGAAACGCGAGTCAAGTGTCTGCTGTTCCGCAAGGAAGAGATCGTGCTGCCCAACGGCATGAGCCTGTTGTACCCGAACCTGCGCCAACAGAAGGACGAGGACGGTAAACAGCAGTGGGTCTACGGGCCCAACGCATCCAAGATCTTTTTCGGACGCGTGACGAATAATGTTGTTCAGGGGACTGCGCGTATCGTGATGACCGATGGCATGCTGCGTGTTGGCAAGCGCTACCCTGTGGTGGGCACAGTGCACGATGAACTGCTCTGTCTTGTGCCCGAGAGTGAAGCAGACGAAGGGTTGAAGTGGTGCATCGAGCAGATGACCATCGAGCCCAAGTACCTGCCAGGAATCCCCCTGGCAGCCGACGGTGGCTGGCACAAGCGGTACGGGCTGGCCAAGAACTGAGGAGCAACCATGCAAGAACTTCCGGTCCGATTCAAGCTGAAGCGTCAGTGGTACAGCGTCAAGCAGTACCCGTTGACACACAACAGCTGCCAGGGGCGGCTGCACCCGAACCGCCGGGCAATCGAGATCTTTGCCGGGCGCAAGCGTGCGCCGCGCAAGCCGGCCGAGATTCGCCAGACCTTCTGGCACGAAGTGACGCACGCAATTCTGCACCAGATGGGGCACCCGCTGTGGAACAACGAGACGTTCGTCGAGGAGTTCTCGCAGCTGCTCAGTCAGGCTATTGATACTGCCCAGTTCAAGGACGCGTACAACAGTGCAGAGGATCCGCCGTGGCCGAAGAAGTGAAGATCAAGTTTTCCCACAGTTCGTTAAAAGATTTCGAGGGCTGCGCCCGGCGCTATCACGAGGTCAAGGTCTTGCGGAAGTATCCGTTCCAAGAGACCGACGCCACGCGCTACGGCACCGAGGTGCACGCCGCCATCGAGAGCTACATCCTGAACGACACGCCTCTCCCGGACATGTACGCGCAGTTCAAGCCGGTGGTGGACGCGGTGCTCAGCAAGCGTGGACGGCGCTTCCCAGAGCTCGAGATGGCGGTGACCAAGGACCTGCAGCGCTGTGACTGGAGCGAGCCTGAGGCGTGGGCGCGGGGCATCAGCGACCTTACGATCGTGGACGACGACAACATGACGGCCTGGGTTGTCGACTGGAAGACGGGCAACAACAAGTACCCCGATCGGGATCAACTGGTGCTCATGTCCCTGATGACTTTCATCTGGTTCCCGCACGTCATGAAGGTCAACTCGGCGCTGCTGTTCATCGTGAAGGGGACGATGACCAAGATGCAGATGCGCCGCGAGCAGGCTGAGCAGTTCTGGTGGAAGTACCGGGAGCGCGTAGCGCGTCTGGAAGCCAGTTTTACCACCGGCGTGTGGAACCCGCGGCAGACCCCTTTGTGCGGTTGGTGCCAAGTGGTAGGGTGTGAGTTCCACCCAAGACACTAGGAGAGCGTCATGCAAAAGAACGGAGTTCGGAACTACAAGCACGCCTACAAGCTGCAGAAGAAGACCGGCGAGACGAAGGACCAGATCGAGCGCCAGCGGGCTAGGCGCGAGTACGACGCCGCCGGCATCGACCGGGCGGGCAAGGACATCGATCACATCAAGCCCATTCGGGCCGGCGGCAAGAGCGTGAAGGGCAACACCCGGCTGCGCTCGCCGAAGGCGAACCAATCAGACAACGGGAAGTGACCATGGAACATCCAATGCAGGACATCGAGAAGGATACGAACGGCGTCATTCGTTTCCGGCGCAACGACATCGTGCGAGCGCTGCTGGATACCGGCAAGCTCAACATGAATGATCTGGCGCTGCTGCCCTTCTCCGACGAAGATCGACGACAGTTCGCGCAGCTCATCGGGTATAGCATCAGTGGGTACTGTGATCTGAGCTACGTGTCCGAGGCAGACGCCGACGCCGTAGATGCTGCGGTGGAGGCGGCCTATGGAGATCGTTGAAAATCGCGCGGTGTTGATCAAGACGCGCAACCCTGAGAAGTACAACATCATCCCCAAGAGCAAGGTCGTTGCCGAGCACCCCGGTGGCGGCTACACGGTCGCCGTGTTCTGGGGTCTGGACGAGATGCGGGTGCTGCGCAACCTGGGCGTGAAGGACGCCCCCTCTCCGATCAAGCGCAACTACAACTGGCCCGGGCGCTACACCCCGATGGCGCACCAGATCGAAACGTCAGCGTTCATGACCATGCATCGGCGCTGCTTCTGCTTCAACGAGCAGGGTACTGGCAAGACGTTGTCCGCGCTGTGGGCGGCCGACTACCTGATGAATCGCGGTGAGGTGCGCCGGGTGCTGGTGATCTGCCCGCTGTCGACGATGCAGAGCGTTTGGATCGGGGACATCAACAACAGCATCATCCACCGATCGGCAATCGTGGCTCACCACTCGGACGCGCTGCGCCGCATCGAGATGATCCAGGGCAGCTACGAGTTCGTCATCAGCAACTACGAGGGCATCGAGCTGATTGCGCGGGCCATCAACAACGACGGGCGGTTCGATCTGATCATCGTGGACGAGGGCAACGCCTACAAGAACACGCAGACCGATCGCTGGAAGGCGCTGGCCACCATCGTGCACCCCCAGACCTACCTGTGGATGATGACGGGCACACCGGCAGCGCAGTCGCCGGTGGACGCCTACGGGCTGGCCAAGCTGGTGAACCCGAGCGGAGTGCCGCGCTTTCAGACCGCATGGCGCGACAAGGTGATGAGGAAGGTGACCAAGTTCAAGTGGGCGCCGCAGGAGGACGCCAAGGAGACGGTCAACGAAGCGCTCCAGCCCGCGATCCGGTTCACCAAGGCCCAGTGCATGGACCTGCCACCGGTGGTCACCGAGGTGCGCAACGTCGAGATGACGGCCCAGCAGACCAAGTACTACAAGCTCATCAAAGAGCAGATGCTGGCGCAGCTGGCGGGTACCACGATCACGGCAGTCAACGCCGGGGTGGTGGTCAACAAGCTCCTGCAGATCAGCGCCGGTGCCGCCTACGCCGACGACAAGGAGACGGTGGTGTTCGACTCGACGCCGCGGTTGAAAGCATTGAAGGAGATCATCGAGGGGACCAATCGCAAGGTTCTTGTCTTTGCCCTTTTCCGTTCCTGCATCGAGACGATCGTGCAGTACCTCGACAAGCTGGGCGTGGCCAACGCGCAGATCCACGGCGACGTGAACCAGACCAAGCGCGGGCAGATCATCAACGACTTCCAGAACAGCCCGGAGGTGCGGGTGCTGGTGATGCAGCCCTACGCCACGGCGCACGGGATCACGCTGACGGCCGCCGACACGGTCGTGTTCTACGGCCCGTTGATGAGCGTTGAGATGTACCTGCAGTGCATCGCGAGATCTGACCGCAAAGGCCAGGATTCGGATAAAGTGACCGTCTTCCACATTCAGAGCAGTCCGGTTGAAGTGCGCCTGTTCAAGGCGATGGCCGCGAAAGTGGACGATCAGGCGCTGCTGGTGAGCATGTTCGAAAGTGAGATGAAAATTTGAAAGGAGGGGGTTGCGTACGGGAAAGATGCGTGTATGATTGTCAAAGGTTGGACAAAACAACCGTTCAAGGAGCTACAGACATGACCGAAGAAACCGCTGTCCCAATGGACAAGTTGGCCCGCGTGTATCGCAAGATCCGCGGCAAGATGCAAGAGATGACCAAGGCACACGACGAGGCGCTGGCGCAGCTGCAGGTGCAGCTGGACGCCGTGAAGCACGCGGCCCGGGACCAGATGTTGGCCCAGGGCGTGAAGAGCGTGAACACTGCCGACGGCACGATCGTGCTGTCGATCAAGACGCGCTACTCGACCCAGGACTGGGACGAGTTCAAGAAGTTCGTCGTCGAGCACGATGCCCTGGACCTGTTCGAGAAGCGCATCGCGCAGACCAACATGGGACAGTTCCTGCAAGAGAACCCCAAGCTCATGCCCCCCGGCCTGCAGTCCAACTCCGAGTACGACATCAGCGTCAGGAAGCCGACGGGCGCGAAATGAGCCAAGAAACTGCCGGCGCACTGTACACGGCGGTTGACGCAGTTATCGGGATGCACCCCCGTACCGCCGAAGATGTCTTCGCCGTGGCGCTGTTCCTGCTGCTCGACGCTGCGCAGCAGATCGGCATGAACGATGTGGAGCTGACGACCGCGGTCACGCGCGGTCGCAACGAGTACAACCAAACCCAACACGACCAAGGAGTCGCGCAATGAACGCAATCGTCAAATTCAACGCACAGCAGGCCCCCGCTTTCGCACTGGCCAAGGCCGGCGAACGCTCCGAACTGGCCAAAGCCCTGGCGGGTGGCGGCGACATCGGCAACCGGATCTCGATCAAGGGTGGCGTGCTGCGCCTGATCGTCGGCGGCAAGGAGGTGGCCCAGATCGAAGAACGCTACCTCGACATCGTCATGGTCAAGGCCGCGCCCAAGGTCAGCCGCATGTTCTACGCCAAGGCCTGGGACAACGACAACCCGTCGGCGCCCACCTGCTGGTCCCAGAACGGCGACGCGCCCAGCCCCGACTCGGAAGAAGTGCAGTCCTCGAACTGCGCGGACTGCCCCAAGAACATCAAGGGCAGCGGCCAGGGCGAGAGCCGGGCCTGCCGCTACCAGCAGCGTCTGGCCGTGGTCCTGGCGGACGACCAAGAAGGCGATGTGATGCAGCTGGCGCTGCCGGCCACCAGCATCTTCGGCAAGGCCGAGGGCGACAACCGCCCCCTGCAGGAGTACGCTCGCTTTCTCGCCGCCCAGAAGATCGACCCCGAGATGGTTGTCACCCGCATGCGCTTCGACACCACGGTCGAGAGCCCCAAGCTCTTCTTCAAGCCGATGCGCTGGCTGACCGACGACGAGTACGCCAACATCATGCGGCAGGCCGAGACGCCTGAAGCGCTCAAGGCGGTGACGGTCACGGTGGCCAAGATGGACGGGGTGGTGTCCAAGCCGGCCGAGCTGGCGGGCGGCAAGCCCCCGGCCAAGCCCGCTGCGAAACCCCAGGAAGACGACGAGCCCCCGGCGCCGGCGCCCAAAGCCAAGGCCGCCCCGGCGGCCGACGAGGAGCCGCCTGCACCCGCCCCCAAGCGCACCCGTGGGCCCAACAAGCCCAAGCCGGACGCGACGCCGCCGGCGCCCGCTGAAGAAGTCGAGGAGCCCGTCACCCGCTCCGCCCAGGCGGCCAAGCCCGCGGCACTGGCGGCGACCAATCTGGCGTCTGTCGTGGACGACTGGGACGACGAGTAATCGGGGGTGGGGGCGCGGCGAGCGCCCCCACTGGTGCCATGGGCTACCACCAACCGTTCATCGAGAAGGTCAAGACCCAGCCGATCACCCTCGGGGTGCGGCTCGGGCGCTGGGCCATTTTCCTAGACCTGCCTGCAGCCAAGATCGCGCGCGCCGTTGGCGCCACCCGCCAGTCCGTCTACAACTGGATGAAGGGTGGCACCGTGCTCAGTGCCTACGAGCCCAACGTGAAGCGCGTCCTGGCCTGCATGCAGGAGTCCAAAACAGCTGAAGAGGCGTGGAGAAAGATATGTCTGGAATTCAACCTGCAGGACTGACCGACGCAGAACTGCTCCACTACTGCTGGCTCACCGGTTACGACAAGCTCGAGCCGGCGTGGGTCGAAGAGCTGGCCAAGCGGCTGAAAGCAAAAACAAGCATCTACGCTTAACACGGGCGCGCTCCATGAAGCCGCTCGAATTTCTGGCGGACGTACTGCCGTCGCCAGGGCATGGGTTGTATTGCGTGTGCGAGCTGAGCTCACGCAAAAAAGAGCATGTCTTTATTGACAGTATCGACGAGGCTCTCCCGCATGTTAAGCAGTGGGTTGCATCCCACCGTGATATCTATTTCGCACTTGCCACTTTTGACACGTCTGTGCGGGAACGCACTAAGGACCGACGAACGTCGGCCAACGCGCGCTTCGTCAAGTCTTTCTTTATTGACATGGACGGGTACGAAAGCAAGAAGAACGCCGCGCTCGCCCTCGCTTCATTTTTGAACAAGACCGGGCTTGAGTCGTTCGGCACGCCGCACGTCGTGTCCTCCGGTGGCGGGCTGCACTGCTACTGGCCACTGACCGAGACGGTCGACGTCACGACGTGGAAGCCGATCGCCGAGAACTTCAAGCGTTTGTGCCGGCAGGAAGGCCTGAGCATCGACATGACGGTCACCGCCGACGCCGCGCGCGTGCTGCGGATCCCGTCCACGTTCAACAACAAGGCCAAGTACGAGACGCCGCGCGAGGTCAAGCTTCTCGTCGAGGGCACCGCCCGCGTGGACGTGCGCGCCTGGGGTGCCGCGGTGCGCGGCCTGCTGCGCGAAGAGAACGCGCCGGCCAGCAATGCGTTCGTTGCGACCAGTGTCGATTTCAAACTCGACGGGACCAGACCCACGCTGGCGGGGGCCAAGCGCTCGGCCACGGCCGAGGCGCTCATGCAGAACAGCGTCACGAGCTTCCGGACGATCTGGCTCAAGTCCGAGAACGGCACCGGGTGCAAGCAGCTGGAGCACTACCAGCAGCACGCCAGTGAGGACGGCATGGAACCGCTGTGGCGCGGCATGCTGTCATGGGCCCGCGTCTGCGAAGACAGTCACGAGTTCACAACCCGGCTCACCGCACTGCACCCGTACAGCCCGGAGCGCATGCAGCAGAAGCTGGCCGAGATCAAGGGCCCCTATCCATGCTCGAAGATCGATAGTGAGAACCCAGGTGTGTGCCAGACCTGCACCTACTGGGGCAAGGTCACCAACGCGCTGGCGCTGGGGCGCGAGGTCAAGGTCGACAACCGACCGAAGGCGTTCGAGCTGCCCCTGCAGGCAGGCGACGACAACCCAGAAGACGACGCCAACCGACCGATGAACGACGAGTTCACGTCAGAAGAAGACGAGGTCGCTGTCCCCCAGAACCTGCGCACACGCACCGCCGAGCGCCCATCCCCACCACGCGGGTTCGACTACGGCGAGCGCGCCCACAGCGGCGTGTACGTGATGATCGAGGAGAAGGACGCCAGCGGCGTCAAGATCAAGACGCAGTCGCAGGTGCTGGCCCAGGACCTGTTCGTTGTCGACATCCTGCGCAACGACGCCAAAGACCACCTCGTGCACATGACGGCCATCAAGGAGATCGGCGCCGAGGATGAAGAGAAGCGCCTGGAGTACTCCCAGATCATCCTGCCGACCAAGTCGGTGGTGTCCAAGGAGGAGCTTCTCAAGAATCTGGCCGCCAGCAACATCTACGCCGCGCACGGCGCGGCGATGGACCACTACCTGTACCGCTACGTCCGGGCGTGCGTCGAAGAAGCCGCCAGGGTCAAGGAGGCAGTCGCCATTCCCACACAGTTCGGCTGGCAGCGCGATCGCAGCTTCGTCTACAACAACCGCATCTTCCGTCCCGATGGCACCGAGGTCGCCGTGCCCATGCCGGGCCTGGAGAACCTGAACCGCGCCACCAACAGCAAGGGCACGCTCGAGGGCTGGCGCAAGCCCTGGGAGCTGCTGATCAAGCGCGAGATGCACACGATGCTGGCAATGTGCGTCGACTCGTTCGGCGCGTCCCTGATGCACTTCTCAGAACAGGAGGGTTTCACTTGGCACATTGGCTCAACCGACTCCGGTACGGGCAAGTCCCTCGCGTTAAGCTTGAAGGCCGGCGTGTGGGGTCACCCCATCAGGTACAGGACCGGCAAGGGCACCAGCCCCGTGGCCATGCAGCAGCGGGCGGGCCTGCTCAACAGCATGCCCCTGGTGATCGACGAGATCACGAGCAAGTCGCGCAACGACATGGAGTGGGTGCCGGCGTTCATCTTCGACATGGCCGAGGGTCAGGCCAAGGAGCGCATGGAGTCGGGGTCGAACCGGGAGCGCGTGAACAACAGCACCTGGGCGCTCACCTGCACGATGACCTCGAACATGCACATGACAGACATGCTGACCGGCGCGCGCAAGCACTCCTCGCACGGCGAGATGATGCGTATGCTGGAGTGGACCCCGACGGCCAAGCTGCAGTTCACCGACGGTGAGCGACTGACCCTGAAGGAGCTGCGCCGCAACTACGGCGTGGCCGCCGAGGCCTGGATCCGCTGGCTGGTGAAGAATTACGCGCTGGCGCGCGCCGTCTGGGACCGCACCCACGCCAAGCTGCGCACGCAGCTTGGGTTCACCGACGAAGAGCGCTACTGGCACAGCGCCTGCACCTGTCTGATCACCGCGGCCATCCTGCTGGGCAAGAACTACGCCAACCTGCTGGAGCTGCCGGTGACGGCGCTGGTCAAGGAGCTGGCAGCCATGGTCGAAAAGGCCCGGGGTGCGCACGTGCAGTCAGCGCGCGATGCCGAGGATGTCCTGAACGCCTACATCCAAGAGTTCTACGGCAAGTTCATCGTGCTGCGCATGGATGAGCGCGGCAAGATCCTGACCACGATTGGTGAGGACGCCATGGGCAAGACCAGCACCAGAGGGGCTGTGATGGGGCGCATCGAGCACGGCACCATCAACGAGCTGTTCGTGGAGTTCTTCGTCGAGGAGCAGATGCTGAAGAAGCATTGCGCGTCCATGAGCTTCGGCTACACCGACTTCAAGCGCCAGCTCGAGAAGCTGCGCAAGGACGACTACATCGTCAAGTTCGGGGTGCGCAAGGATATGCTGTCGCGCACCGAGGGCCCGACGCTGCGCCTGAACGTGATGCACCTGAGCATACCCAAGGCGAAGATCGATGCCCAAGAAAACGCCCTTCCCCTGGTCGAAAGTTGAAGTGGGCCAGGGGTTCTTCGTGCCGGGCCTGGACGTGGCCAAGGTGCGGGAGCTGGGGCTGCGCGCGGCGATGCACCATCCTGGCTTGAAGGCCCAGGCCACCCCGGGCGTCCGGGGTGGCCTGCTTGGTGTGTGGTTCAGTCGTCTGCCATAGCCAGCTGCTTGATGCGCTGCGCGTACTGAATCTCCACCTGCTTCAGGCGATCGATCTGTTCGCGCTTCTGCTCGCCGGACAGCTCCCGGCTGGCGGCGATGTTGCGCTTGAGCGTGGCCAGCTCCCCCATCTGCTGGCGGAACGCACCGCCTGTCGACGCCAGAGCAATCTCCCGGGAGAACCGGCTGGCGAACGCCGCGGCCTCGGCCCGGTTGCCCTCCTCGAGCAGCTTCTTGTAGGTCTGGTGGGCCTGCTGGAAGCGCTCCACGTCCTTGTAGACCTCGTTGATGATGCCCCGCCCGGTGTTGGGCTGGAACAGCGGCCCCAAGACCGCCAGCTCGCTGTTCTTCCTGTCGGCCTTCTCGACTTCATCGGAGCCGGTCAGCGGGCGCAGCACGAGGTCCGCGGCCGCCATGAGCGTCAGGCCCACCCCACCGGTGTAGCCGCGCACAAGGTGCTCGACCTGAACGGGGGACAGCACGCCCAGAGACCCCAGGAGCTTGGCCGCCTCGGTGGTGCCGGGCCGGTAGCGTTGGTCCGAGGTGAGCGTGCGCTCGCGCCCGGACTCGATCGGCTGGTCGGTGAAGAAGCTGTAGTTGGCCGCCAGCTCCACTGCCGGGTTGATCGCGGTGGGCAGCGACAGCGGGGTGGACATCCACAGCTGCTTGCCGACGGCCTTCAGCCCCGCCTCGAGCTTGGTGTCGCCGAACGCCACGTTCATCGCCGCCTCGGGGATCGACTTGAAGATCAGCCCCAGCTCGAACGGGATCGGCACGCGGACGGGCTCGTCGACGCCCGGCACGCGCAGGAACCAGTTCATGGCGCGCTCCTCGGGGGTGGCGTTCTTGTAGGCCTCGTCGTCTTGCATGAGCATCGCATAGGCCATGGTGCTGGCCGCGATCAGCGCGCCGCGCTTCAGCAGGATGTTGCGGGCGTCCATTTTCTGTTGGAAGGTCGTGTCCCCCTTGAAGGCGCGGTAGACCGCGTCAGCGCCCTGGATCTGCGCGTTGAAGAACGGCACCATGGCGCCCATCCAGTGGAGACTGGCGGACGTGCCCCGGCGCGAGAAGTTCATCGACTCCAGCGTGTTGAGCAGCGCCTCGTGGTGGCCCATACCCTTGGCCCGGAAGCTGTCGTACAGCACGGCGCGGGTGGTGGCGTCGGCGGCCATGGCGAATTCATCCAGCTTGGCCAGCGCCTGATTCAGCGGGGTCTTGCTCTGGCTGATGTCGCGCAGGATGCGCGCAGTGTCTTGCTCGTCGCCGGTGAACACGTTGCTGCTGATGACGCCGGCGCGCTTCAGGACCATGTCCGTCTCGCTTTCGCCCTTCATCACCTTGGCCAGCTCCTTGAACGAGGACAGCACCGGGTTGAAGCTGGCGCCGGTGGTGAGCCACGCGTGCAGCGGGTCGCGGACCATCTGACGCATCGCGTACAGCGGCATGCGGGTGACCGTCTTGCGCAGGAAGTTGGCCGGGCCCGACATGGCCTTGACCAGCCCAGGCACCGCGGTCTTGATGCCCTGCATACCCTGGAGCACCACCTCGGCCGGGATGCCGTCCTTTGCAAACACATCCTTGTCCAGCTCGGCCCAGAACTCGTTGCCCTCGTGCTTGAAGCGAATTGCTCCGGGAGGCCCGCTCTTTCCGCCCTCAGCCTTGTGGATCACCGCGTAGCCCATGTCGCGCAGCATGGCCGTCGTGTCCTTGGTCTGCATGTTGCGCAGCGCCGTGCGGATGATCATGGAGGTGTTCTGCATCGCGCCATCGAAGAAGGGCAGCAGCTTGTCATTGCCGCCAACCAGCTCTTTCAGGTGCGGCTGGTCGATGACGTTGCCGATCGTTATCGGCTTGGAGGTACCTAGGTCCATGACCACGGCGTTCCCGTCGATGCGGTAGAACGGCACGTAGTCGCCCTTGAGATAGTGCGCCGCAGTCTCTTTGCTGATCACGCCGGCCTGCACGGCCAGATTCATCAGGTCGGTGTTGTACGCCTTGTAGATCTTTCGCGCCTCGCCGAACGCTTCCTTGGTAGCCGGGTCGTTCGCAACCGTGTCGTCGATCGCTTTGATCTGCGCGGGCGTCAGCTCACGCGTGTAGTTGAGCTTGTCGAACCCCACGAGCTTGCCGCGCTGCACCGCCATCCACTGCGTGAACAGCATTTCGGTGGCTTCTTCGTTGCCGACGTTGGCCTTGGTGAGCGCCTCGGCGATCTGCTTGATGTTGGCGCCCGGTGCGGACGCCATCGCGTACGTGCCTTTGCCGTTCTTGGCCTGGGACTTCGGGTCACCGTACAGGAGGCCGTCTTGGTCCCGCAGCTGCGGCACGCCCTGTGTGGCTGCGACGCTGACATACTGCCCGGCCTGCTCGTGGTTGCGCATATGCAGGCGCAGCTGCAGCGCCTGCACCTCCTTGATGACACCCTTGGCCACACCGCGCTTGACGAGTGCCTCGATGGGGGCCCACCGGTCGGCGATGGCCGTGCGCCACGCGAGCCCGCTGTTGATGGCCGTGAGCTTGTCGCCCAGCGTAGCCTGCCGGCCGATGCTGGCGTTGGTGATGTCCTGCACTTCCTTGCTGACGTTCGAGGAGTAGCGCGCGCCACGCCCGGGGAACACGCCCCGCAGGATCGACGCCACCGTGTCGGCGGTCTGCAGTTTCTCAGACGGGCGGAACAGCTTGTAGATCTGCGCGGACGTCTGTGCAGCGCTGCCTTTGGTTTCGAAGCCGAAGAACTTGGCGATGGCGTCCCAGACCGCGCGCAGCGGGCTGCGCTCGTAGCCGACCTTGTTGTCCAGCTTGTCGCGCAGCTGTCGGTTCGACAGCACTTCAGAGACAAACTCCTTGAGGTCCGTTTCGCCGTACTCGCCCGAGAACTCGACATCCTTCTTGATGCGCTCGAACAGCTTGCGCAGATCCATCAGCGCCTCACGCTGCGCCGTGGTCAACGTCTTCGGATCGGCATCGATTGCCGCGACGGTGGCCGCGTGCACAGCCTCGTGCAACAGCGTCTCTTCGGACATCAGTTCGCGCGACAGCGTGATGGTGTTGGTCTTCGGGTCGTACTTGGCGTCCACGACCTTGCCGCGCACCTTGACCTCGTTGGCTACCTCGACCTTGGTGTCGGCCAGGAACGGCAGCAGCTTGGCCGCGGCCTCGCGTGCGAACTTGTCCTTGGCATTCTTGGCCAGATCCTGCATGGCCGTCATCAGGTCACCTTTGGCCACGGCTGTGGCCGCCGTGTCGCTCATCGACGTGCTGGTGCGCGCTGCTGTCTCGTAGGCGTTGGCGCGAGCCAAGAGATTGTTGTCGGCGTCGTCCCAAGCTTCAGCGAAGCGCCTGGGGGTGGCGGCCATGCTGTCGATCACCTCGACATCAGCATTGGTCTGCGCGTCTTGCGCAGCAGAAGGGGCGACCTCCTCTAGCAGTCCTTGCTGAATCAGCGTGTCGGCTGTCTCTTTCGCAGCCTCAACCTCTTTGACTGCGCCAGCAGTACCTTCCTCGATGCGCTTGCGGGCCGCCACTTGGAACTCCGCCAGCGTGGTCATCTCCTTGGACTTGATCGTCGTGTTGGGCGGGGGCGACGTACCCTCTTTAATGCGCGTGATGGGCTTCGGTGTGCGCGCCTTCTGAGTGGGGTCGTCTGTCGTCGGCTTGCCAGAAGGCAGCTCGCGGGTACGCGTGGCCGGGGCGTTGCGCCGGCTCTTCGTCTGCCCTTTCGCGATGCGGCCGATCTCTTCTTCGCCTTCTCCGGCCCGTGCGGCTTTGGCCGCGGAACGATCCGCTGCAGCTGCGTCTGTCTCTTCGATCAACGCATCGACTTTTGCTTTGGGTGCAGTGTTGCGCTCCGCGCTCAAGAACGCGTTCTCGCGGTTCTTGGCGTCTTCACGCATCCGGGGCAGTTCACGTTCACGACGTGCAAGTGCCAGCGCCTCGACCGCGGGGCGCGCGGCGGGCGACGCCGCGACTTTCGCTGCTTCTTTCTCCGTCATCCACGCATCGGCCCCCTCACGATTTTCAGCTTCAGTGAGCGCTTCCCAGGCGGCGTCCGCTTTTGCTTTCAGCTCGTTGCGCTTCGTCTGGTTCTGCTCCATGCGCTTGTGGATGCCTTTGAGCGCGGCCTGCACTTTCTCTTCAAGCGCCTGCTCCAGCTCTGCACGACGCGTCGGGCTGATCACCCGCATCTTTCCTTTGTCTTGCAGCGAGCGGATGTACTTCTGCAGATCGACGCTGTCCAACAGCGCGCCGTCGTCAAAGGCCTCAGTTCCGTAGGCTGCGAAGTCGTAGTCCGTGTCAGGCTCGTACAGCGTGTGCGCCAGCTTGAGCGTTTCCTTCTCGGCTTCAGACAGGTGCGAGACCAGCGCTGCCGAGATTTTGTTCTTGGTGTTTGGCGCAGGCGCAAACTCCTCGACGCGGGCTTCTTTACGTGCCCGCTGCACAGCATCCCAGCGCTCTTGGAACGCGTCCTTGAGCCACTGCCGGAAGGTCTTGGCGCCGGCGTTTCGTGCGGCCTGCTCAGTGGTGTCCGCGCGGCGCTGTCGTTCAACAAGGCCCGCTTTGGCTTCGGTGGCGGTGTCGCGCAGCTGCTGCGTGACGGCCTTGGCGGCGCCGAGCGTCTTGGTCAGCCACTTGATGCGTTCCTCGAACGCATTCGTATCACCGATCCGGGCTGCGGTGTCTCGCGCGGTATCGCGAGCCTTGTTGAGCTCATCGAAGATGTGCGCAGACCGCGGGCTGTCGTTCACGCCGCCCGCAGCCAGGAACTGCTCGTACAGCGTGTCGAGCTTGGCGCGGAAAGACTTCTCCAGGTTCTGCAGCGCCGCCAGCCGATTTGCTGCTTCGCGCCGATTGCTCTCAGCGGCTTTCATCTTGTCGATGAGCGCGTCGAGCGTCGACAGCGCCTCTTCACGGGTGCGCCCGCCCTCACCCTCCCACGCTTCGTTCTGCTGGCGCGCAGGGGCGTAGTACTCTTGCTTGGGCGCCCGGGTGAGTTCCGCGTATGCAGCGCCGTACTCGCGCTCCAGCGCTTGGCTGACCGACCCCGTCTGCGGGGTGCTGTAGACGCCCGTCTTGAGCAGGCTTGCGAGCTCGTTACGCATACCAGTCATTGCTTCTTGCAGGTCGATCTGCGCTTTGTGCAGATCGGTGTCTCCGCGAAGCCTGTTGGCTGCCAGCGTCATGCTGAGCTGCATGACCTTGTCGCGTGCGGCGTAAGCTTTTTTGAGGCCTTCCGAAAGCGCAGCCATTTGCTTGGTGGCCTGCTCTTTGCCGATGACCGCGTCTTTTCTGGCCAGCGCCTGCTGGCTTTGAACGCGGGACACGGCGTTACTCAGCGCAGTGAGCTCTTTTTCGACGCCTTGCAACACCGTCGCTTGGTTGGCCGCAACGTCTTCTGCGAGCGCATGCAGCCCGACCGTATCTCCGGCGATGTCATCAAGCACAGACTGCTTGTGCGCGTCGCGCTCCGCCTTCAGCTGGCTTTCGAGCGTGGCCTCCTTCTCACCGCTGGTTTTTACGCGCTCCAGCGCCTTGCGCTTGACGTTGAGCTCTCCGGCAGGCTGCGCAGCCTTCCGCTGCTGTTCTGCAGCAGCCCCCTGCGCTTCGGCCACTTGCTTCTTGACCGCTGCCGCCGACGGTGGCACGACGCCCATCTCGTTGATCTGCGCATCGATGCTGGCAAGCTCTCGCGTGAGGTACCCCATCCGCGGGGGGCCGCTCTTCGACGCAGGCAGCAAGATGCCGTTGTTCGCTGCGCTCAGCAACGCCATGGTGTGTTCGTTCGATGCATCGCGCTGCATCTGCTGTATTTGCTCGGCGCTGCGTTCCGCGCCTTCTTCTTGGTCGACCGGCGTAGCTTGTTCGGGCGCGCTCGTGGATTTCACCCTGCGCAGGTCGTCAACAATCTCCACGTCGGGCTGGCGTTTGACCTTTGTCTCGTCGACAGGCGCTATGTCCTGTTGCCCGCCCTAAGGCCTTCCCCCATCCA